ATTTTATAATGAAAGATTAGAAACTCTTCTAAAAACTGCCGATGCGGAGCAAAAGGCTGCTGACGCTTTGGAGGTGAGTTTACAAGCTTTAGATACAAGACAATCCAGAGAATCTAATTTTTATGGTCTTGGAGTAATGGGTAAAGCTGCAAATCAAGTAGATCTTAATAATCAAAGACTTGCGATACGTCAACAACAAACAACCCAACAAAGTCTTTCAGGAGCAAGAGGCGCAGTAAATGAGTTTGCAACATATCAAAATGAAATAGCAAATTTAAAAGGTCCTATAAGTCTAGATAGAGTAAAAGCAAAAAATGCTATTGCTAATATTAATACTGAGATAAAAAATCTTGATGATGCTAAAGCTTTTGCTGATAATTTAGCAAAAGCCAGAACTTCTTTAGATTCTAGCTCTGAAGATGCTAAAAAACTTGCTGGTTTTGAAAATCAAGTAAGAGGGATTTTACAAAAAAACACTTCTGAACTTGAAAAACAAAAAGCAATTCAAGATCTTATTAACAAAGGAGTAGCGGATGAAGCCACCGATAGAACTTCAATGTATCAAGGTTTCAGATCAGGTTTTGATAATTTAATTACACAAGGTGATGAAATAGGACATAAGTTAGGCAAAGAAATTCCCGGTATGTTTGCTGATGGTATGACGAATGCATTAATGGATGTTGCTAGAGGAACAAAATCAATAGGTGACGCTTTCAAAGACGTTGCTATTAATTTTGGTCAAACATTAATGCAAGAAGTAATGAGAGCAGCTATTGGTAAAGCATTGGGAACCGTTGGTATGGGCTTGTTTGGTGGAAATCAAAAAGGCGGTTTGATTCATGCTCAAAATGGTATGTATATAAGCGGAGGAAGAAATGGCGACCGCAATCTTGCATTATTAGAAGATGGTGAATATGTATTAAATAGAAATGCTGTAGAATCTTTTGGTGGCCCCGGCGTATTGGATAAAATCAATTATGATATGGCTCCAAGATTTGGCAGTAAAATGCAGGGTGGCGGATCTTTTGAGCTAGTTCCAGAAATGCAGTATAATAAAGATCAAGAATTTGATTATACTGGTAATCTAATGAGTGGCGCTACTAATGTTGGACAAATTGATCAAGCTAATTATACAGCTTATGCATTTGCTGAAGATGCGTATTTCAAAAAAATGCGTGAAAAAGCAGTTCAAAATGAACAAGAAAGAGTACAAAAAGAATTCGCTAAAAAGCAAAAGAATGCTCAGTTAATTAGTAGTATAGTTGGTGCTGTTGGAAGCATAGCATTAGCTGGTGGTATGGGCATGGTAGCTGCTAAATCAGCGGCAAGTGCTGGTGCTGAAGGTTTAAAACAGGCAGGTGCAGCGTCTGTTAGTTCGTCAGCATCTGTCGCTACGAAAGAAGCGTTTGCAAAAGCTCAAGAAGCTGGAGGTAAAACTTTTGCTGAATTTTTAAAAGCTAATCCTAATGATGTTTTGATAAATGGTAAATTATTAGCTAATCTTAATGTTGCTAATCAAATGGCAAGTGGTGTAAATCCTTTGAAAATATCTGGTGGATTTGGAAGATTTGGTGGCGATGCACAATTAAGCAATATATTGACTCAACAAGGTTTTGGCCCAGTAAAATCTGGAACTTCTGGTTTATTTGGTAATATATTTACAACTGGAGCGGGAGTTGTTGGAAGTAACGTAAGAAGAGGTCGTCAAACTGGTGGTTTGATTGGATTTAATAGTGGTGGATTTGTTCCTTATGGTTCTAGATTATCAGATACGATTCCAGCGTTGTTAACTGGAGGTGAATATGTAATGAACAATTCAGCAGTTAAAAAATATGGATTGTCTACAATGAACTCTATGAATTCTGGATCGTATCAAGACGGAGGTTCAACTGCAACTACGAACAATAGCACAAATAATAATGCTACAAATATTTCTATCAATATTGATAAATCAGGTAAATCTGTTTATGGCGCAGACAGTTCTAGTTATGAAAAACAAGATATTGTATTGAGCAAACAAATGGCTAAACAAATTAATTCAGTTGTTTTGAAAACCATGTCTAATGAAAAACGTTACGGTGGTGAATTATATAAAAATCCATTAAGAAGCTAAAATGAAAGGCGCGATTACAAATTACGAGAATACCTTCTATTTAGGAGGCACTGCATTATCTGGAGTTTTATCAGTAGATGGCTCTTATAATATTGATTATAAACCAATTAATGTTATTGGTCAAGGATTTACTAAACAAGTTGTAGCTTCTATTCCTACAGCGCAATTATCTTTATCAAGATATTTAGTTAATAATGATCCAGTTTTAGATTTAACTGGGCAGCAGAGAAATTTTTCTGCTGTTTCTATTGATGGTGGTTTATATTATAAAAATAAATATTTTGCTTTTGAAAATGGATATTTAAACTCTATAGGCATAAGCTGTTCTGTTGGAGAAATACCACAAATACAATCGTCGTTTGATGTATATGGTAATATTGGTCCTAATTTTAATCCTTCGGGCAATAATTATGCGGGTTCAGTTTTTGTACCTCAAGTTAAAAATATAACTATTGCTTGTAGAAATTCTTCTACAAATAGAGTTAAAGATTTTAATATTGATTTCAATAATAAAAATTTAGCTATTTATGCATTAAGAGCAAACGATTCTAATTTACCAGTTGAGGTTAATCAAGTTGGACCAATAGAAGTTACAACATCTTTTACGTTGGATGTTGATGATTATGAAACAAAACAATTGTTTGATGATTTGAGTAGTAATGGCACAACTAATTTTACTATAAGAGTTAGTGGAACTATATTAAAAGATATACCTTTAACTACAGCAGATGGGCAAATTTTGCAAGAAGCCGCTGGAATGCAAGATTTATATTCGTTTTTAACTATAGAAGACGCAACTCCATTATTTAATTTTACTAATACTGATGCTATAATAAATTCAGAGCAAGTTAGTTCTACCGCTGAAGATGTTGTTAGTGTAAAACTATCATATAAAACATATTTAAACTAAAATGGCTATATTTACAGATCTACCAGTCATAACGAGCGCGACCATTACTGATTCACATGTATTTGCTGTTGCGACATTAAATACTACCGATCAGTTAACATTAAATGAATTGCAAAAGTCATTTACTGGTTTAAAAGCTCGTTCATCCGCACTAAGTATAGTTGGATATACTGTTCCAAGCGGAATTACGGTTGCTGCAAATGGTTATGTTGGCGTAGATAATTTTAGTCCATCTGTTTCTTTAGATATTGGAGATCAAGGTCTTACATCTCCTGAAGTTAGATTAAGAACAAGAACATCAGCAAGACAAGCTTCTTATTCTTTATATGCTCCAGATGTTATTTGGAGAGGAGTAAAAAAATCTAGCGATACAGATTATTATATACAAGCTTCTACAGACGGTTCGAATTATACAGGCGTTTTTAATATAGATATTAGCGGTAGAGTAGGTGTTTTTGATGGAAGCACAGCTTTGACTGATAAGTTTTATGTGTCAGGAGGAACAGTAAAGTTCGAAAATGAAGCTAGTGGTATTTCTTTTGATCCGCAAAATGCTGATATTAGTTCTAGTTCATCGAATGATCCTTTGACATTTAATTATAATAGTCAGAATGATGTAATTTTAGGAACTAATGTATTATATATAGAAAATGGAGCAAATTCTTATGTTGGAATTAATAATATTACTCCAGCATATGCTTTAGATATAAGTGGCGCGGGATTAACAAAGAGAATCAGATCTTCTACATCTTCTGTATCAGAAGCGTTAGCCAATACGACAACAACAGGATATATAAATTTAAATGGTAATAATTTATCTTTTGGAAGAATAAATGGTTTAAGTACACAAAATTTAGTTTATGATATTTCTGCAAAACGATTGGGTATTGGTCAAACTTCAATGTCTGCAACATTGCATGTTAAATCGACAGACTATACAACAAGCATATTTGAATCGGATGGAAGAACTTTTACTGAAGTATTAAGTATAAATACTTATATAACTGGACCTGTTGGAGGTATTTTTAATACTTACGCTACAGGATCAATGTCTTATCCAACTAAAAAATGGTCTGCTGGATATTATAATTCAGGTTCTTTTGCTGATTCATACGCTTTGTTATATGGTGGCGGAACTAATAATTCAGCAGTTAAATTAGCTATAAATTCAGACGGTGATGTCACTGCTAAAGGCAGTTATACAACTAATAGTGAATATTGTAAAGGAAAATTTATACAAGTTTATCATACCAGAGTAACTGGTAACTGTATTTATTTTAATCCTTTTGAATTTTATAGCGGAAGCTGCAATACAAATCCAAGCGGTCATAATGATTTTTATTCTCCATTTAGTATAGTTCCATATGGAGGAACAATTGAAGAAATACAATTAATATCATCTGATAATCAAGTTGGTAATGTTAATAGATTAGAAATAGCTTCTGTTTTACCAGTATATAGTTCAGCTATTCCTGATGGATTCGTTTCAGGATTTTTTATAAGTCCTCCAAGCAATCCTGTTACATTCCCTACGAGTGGAATAATTGGATATGCCGATATTTCATCGATGTCAAAAAATACTGTTAAACGAATTACTAAAAATCTATTTCAAGGATCAACAGCGTTTTTATCAGGAAGATTATTGCAATACAGAATATGTGAAACTAATGGAGGTAAAACATCTCCAGTTGATTTTACAGTAGTTTCTAAAATATCATATACTGTAACATAAAATGTCTAATTTTTTAAGTTATCAAAATATTGATTTTAGGTTTGGAAGCCAAAATTACTATGCAAATAGAGTAAGTTTGTCAGCACAAGCTTCGGTTAATCCTGTATTATTGAATGATGGTTCATTGTTGAATTATGCGCCTGAAGGCGCTGTGGTTGGAAGTCTATCTACTGAGTTTTATTTAACAGGAGCTTTGCCAAGTTTTTTAAATATTACAGGTGTAGACGAATCAGCAGTTACGGCTTCCTTCGCTGGTGTTGCCATAACTGGTTTGTATCCAAAATCTGTATCATTTTCAGTTGAGCCTTTTCAGCCAATTGTTATTTCTGCTGAATTTGATTGGTATGGAAATGTTGCATTAGAAAATTTCGATGAACAAAGAGATTCTGTTTTATCTACAAAATTAGTTCCTGATTATATTGCAAATGGTTATAAATCTTATATGACTACAAGTAGTATTGAAGGCGCTGGATATATTGTTTCTTTAAATTATAGTATGACTTGTGATAGACCAGCATTCTTCAATGTTGATGAAAAATATCCATTCAGAGTTGCAAAATTGAATAAAAAAGCTGATGTATCAATTAAGTCTAATACATTGGGTCAACTTCTTGAAACAAGCGGAAAATACGCTTATACAAATATAACAATAAAAGATACATATTCTACTACATTAGATACTTTTAGAATTAGTGGAGTATTATCAAGTCAAAGCTATGAGATTTCAGAAGGTCAATATCTATTAGCTTCTGCGGATATTTCACAAACTGTTCCTGAGCTTAAAACTTTAATATAAAATGAGTTCAATTATTTCAGGTTTAAATATAAAAAATATTTATGAGTATGATTCCACATTATCATATAATAAATTTGATGTAGTTGATTATGAGCTTGTAACTGGCATATCTGTATATCCTAGTTATACAGGTCTTGGAAATAGTGGATTAATTGCTTGGTTTAATAATGATTATTTAGAAGATTTCAATACTGACGGAAGTTTTAATATAACTGGATGGAAAAATAAAGTAGTTGGAAGTGGAGATTTAATTCAGTTATCTTCTGATGCTAATGTTAGGCCAGATATACAATTTGATCAGAATTACATAACATTAAAAGATCTTGAATTTTTAAGTGGTACTGGTTTTGATTATACCAATAGAACTTTTTTTCTTGCGGTAGATGTAATAGAACCAGAAAAAAAGGTGGAACAAAAAATTATTAAATTTGGTACAGATGTTTCACTTGGATCTTTAAAAATAAATGGCAATAATACTGAATCTAGCGCAAGTGTTTTATTGGATGCTGATTCTTTTTACGCTGTATCGCCTATTTATAATCATAAAAATATATTTACTATCATACAAAATTCCACAGCTTCGACATTAACTATTAGACAAAATGGTTTCAATATTGGACAAGCCGCTTCCTATGATTCACAATGGAATTCTAATTACTTTGAATTAGGAAATAATCCGAAAAATTCAGGTATAAAGTATTATGATTTATTTTATTTTTCTGGAATATTATCTGAGACTGAAATTGATTATTATGAAAAATATTTTTTTGAAAAGTATTTTTCTGATTATGAAGGATTGTTTTTTGCTAAAAAGAATGTTCCAGTTGGAGAAGCTTATTCTCCAATAACTTATACTGGTAAAAATTATTGGACAAGAGATATTGATGATTTATTTAAATTAAGTTACGGCTCATCTGTTAATTTTAGCGCCAAGCTATCACCTTTAACTATGGGTGATGGATACAGAACAAATACAGCAAATAATGTCAACACATTAAATGCTACTTTTAATTTAAATTATGATGGGTTAACAGACACGCAATCTAAATGTTTAATAGCGTATTTCGAAAATACCCCAGAAGCTCCTGTAAAAAGTTTATATGAAGGATTTAAAGCAGTCGATATAGATTTGTTTACGCCATATAAATTAAATGCACAAGTTTATTTTAAAAGCATAGATCATAATTCTACATATAATAATATAAATAAAATAACTATCAATACTGAATCTTTATTTGATAGTTCGCTTGATTATAAAGGAATGTTTGTTGTGCTGGATGAAAAAAATATTAAAACATATACTAATTATGTTGACTATTTGTTAACTAATGATGTGTTTTATTTTAATTCTGATTCTTATTTAGAAAGAGGATATTATTTTTATACAGGTGTAAATTTAAATCCTCCAAGCTCGTCAACTGGACCAAGCAGTAAAATTTATATAGCGCCAAATAATAGTCCTACTGGTATAAATTCTTGGTTTACAAAAGATTTTTATTTCAAAGGTGACTTAGAATACGAGGTAAATGAAAATATAAGATTGCTATCTAACGATATGAAAAATTCTACAATAGAATATTCTAAAGATGGAATTAATTATAATGTTTTAGAATTAAATGTAGGATTTAAAAAACGCACTACTCAAGAGGCTAGAGCTATATTGAAATTTTTAGATGATAAAGCTGGCTTCAAAACTTTTAAATATACATTACCGCAACCATATAATAAAATAATTGATGTTTATTGTCCAGAATGGAATCATACTTATAATTTTGAAAATAATCACGACATAAGTGTAAAATTTATAGAGTTCAAAAATCCTTTTAATGCGATTTCAGTTTTTAATACAAACATAACATTAGTCGAATGAGCGTATATTATACAGGTTTTTATTTGAATAAAGTGCCAACTGGTTTTGGCATTTATACGGGTATTTCTTTGACTAATAGCGGAAATTTTCCTGTTGAATATACAGCAACCATTTCTGATACTACATTAATTGGTTTATCTTCGTCAAGTAGCGCAGATGGTTTTTTGCCTAATACAATGTTTATTTCTAACGATTTAAATACATATGATCCGCAAAGTCAACAAGCGGTACAAATAGTTAATCCAAGTCAATCAGGAATTTTTTATGTGTTGCATAAACCGTTCACTAATTTTGCCGCTGGACAAGAAGCAACTGGTTATGAAAAAACTAGATTAACTATAGAAACAGTATCTTCTGCTGGTGGTACAGACGCTGCGATTTCAATAGATATTACTGGTCAAAGAGTATTTGCTCAACCAACTCCAAAAAGAGTAGGTAAATTTTATGCTGTTAAAGATTATATTCCCGGCTATAATGTCAATTTGCAATTTAATTGGGGAGTAATAGATTTAGATAATTATATAACAGGATTTAAAATACAAACTGCTACTGATACTTCTTTTTCTAGTATTATAGATACATTAGAATATCCTATACAATTGAATAGTAATAGTGATGAACCTATATATGGAAGCTTTGATTGTTTAAGAAATGATGTTTTTCAAGCCAATGTAAGAAATTTAGCAATATCTACGAATTACTATTCGAGAATTCAGCCTTTGAATGTAAATGGTGTTGGTCCATATAGTTATGCTACTGGATTCTTAGATTATTATCAAACTTTAAATGAAACTGGTTATAGCGGCTTGGTTCCTTCTCCCGGTAGTAATTTAAAATATGATCCAACTGGTTTATATCTAACTAAAATTTCAGATAATGAAACTGATTTTGATCTGTTTGATTTTTTATATAAAGCTAATAATAATTCTACAGATTTTACAAAATACACAGGCGTGATCGTGAAATTTTATCCAGACAAATCTTCTATGGCCGTATATAAAGCTTCTTCAATAGATAAAGGAGCTATAAATTTTATAGAACCAAACGATAAACAATTGACATTTAGCGTTGATGTAAATAATACATTTAGAGTTCAATTGGAATTTGAAAATATCAGTTTATATGGATATGGTGGAGCAGGATTAAGTTGGAGATCAGATGGTACTTTTACTAATCCACAAGCTGGGGGTCCAGTATTTAATATAGATAATGTCGCTTATATAGATTCAACAAATGTGGAAAGAAAATTTAATTATTATATTTATAAAGATGTTGATAGTGTTTTTTATGCTGGTGCGGCAGGTAGTAAAGGTTGGTTAATAACTGAAAATACAAATGAAACTGAAAATAAAGTAAAAATAGCAGGAAGTCAAATAACACATTTGTTAGATTATAATCTTATAAATACAATAACCAAACCATAATAAAATGGGACTAAATAACAAAATTATCAAAGACGAGCCAGTTGAAGAAATAAATATTTCAGATAATGATATAACTGGAGATGTTGCGGTTTTTATTCCTGAAACGTCTACATTAACAAATTCTAATAATAATACCGCTACGGCTGGAAATAATTCTGCTCAATTACCTCCTAAACTAACTACAACATCTGCATTAGATGCTGTTTCGACTTCTAATACAGTATCTTCTACAGGAGGAAGTACGCTTCAATTTGTAACAGTTGGAGATACAGCAACTGGAGGATCTTTTACACCTATAAAACAAGGAGAGTTGCCGACAGTTTATTTCAATTTCAAAGAAAATGCATTTTATGATGGTGATTTGATTTTTAGATTTAAAACGAATAATTTAACAAGTACTGATTTTACTGGTAGCACAATATCTACTTGGAATAGTGATTCTACAATAAGATCTGGATTGACTTTAACTGGAACTAACAAATTAAAAGTTGTAAAAGCTTATGATAAATATTTTTACGAGTTAAGTGGTAATTCAGAAATAACAAATTCTGCAATTAATTTACCAGTTAAAACTAATCCTTCGTATACTATTTTAGTTTTTGCTTTAGGAGCGGATAATTTATCTGATAACGATGATTATTTAACTATTTTTGACATGTTTAATAGAACTAATGTTATTCATAAATTTGTTCATAATTATACAAGTAGTTCTTACTTTAATCCAGCTTCAGAAATTTTAAATATAGGTAAACAATTATCTGGTTATAATCTTAGAGGATCAAATCCAAATCAAAATTATTTTGGTAATTTTGTTGGCGGTACATTAAATAGTTTCAAGTATTTACAAACTAATGGAAACTTATATACTAATTATGTATGGAATAATCCAACCGATTTATTTTGGGATAATTTTGCGACTTATTCTAATCGAATGCCAGATAGCGTAAAATATAATAGTTTTAACGCTTTTAATATTAGAAATCTAAGAAATGATATAACTAATCCTACTGCTGTTCAAGATTTTCAATTATATACTCATCCAAGTAATCCAGTAACAAATATGCAAATGTTTTCATTATTTTTTGTTGAGATGTTCACTTATATAACTGATGATGCTGTTGGATCAAATTATGTAACTTTAAATTTTGAAACATATATAAATGGTCAAAAAACTTTTGCTGGTAAACAATACATGAATAATGCTATTACTATTGATAATACTAATAACTATTTAATAACATTGAGTAATAAAAATAACGCTAGTTCCGCAACAACATCTAGAATGTTTTTATTTGATTATATGCATGGTTCTGCAACATCGATATCAAATATGAGAACTAATTCTAAAAAGATTATTGAATCTTTGTGTTATGATTATAAAAATATATTTCTTAAAAAGACAACAGATTTACAAATAAGTGATGGAAAAAAATCATTGCTGTTTGCTCCTAAAATACCACATCCATACTTGAACATGTATTTCACAAGCGCATCGACTTAATTAGAAATAAAACTATAAATACTGATAATAAATATGTCTGATCTATTTTTATTAAAAAATACAGAGATAATAGATTTGTTTGAAATCAAGATTAATGATTATGAGGGTTATTTACGCTTTCATGGATCTAAAAATTTTGATAAAGATATTGTCTTCAAAGGTCAGACTTATTTATTTATACCGTCAGAAATTTCAAATTTAGAATATACTTCAGAAGGCAAACAAAGTCGCCCAACTTTGTTAATTTCTAATGTTAATAATTTTATAACTAATTTTATAAAAGATCGCAACGATCTATTGGGTTGTAGGTTTTTTAGAAAAAAGATTTTAGCGAAAGATTTAGATGATATAAATTTTGGAGGATCTAATAAAAATACTTTGGGGCAAAATACTTTTACGTCTTTTATATCTAATGATACTTTTATAATTCAAAAGAAGAATTACGAACAAAAAGACAAAGTAGAATTTGTTTTAGCTAATATTTTAGATATAGATGGATTAACAGTTCCAACTAGAAAAGTATATAATGATTCTTGTCAATGGCAGTATAGAGGTTGTGGTTGTAATTATGGTAAAATAAATGGTTATAAAGGTCCTTCTGTTGCAATAGGTTCATATACATATACAGCTTTAGAAACAGTAAATAGCGATTATTCTTTAACGTCTAATTTAGTAGGATGGTTTAAGCCAAACGATTCTACAAATCCAAGCGTTCAGACTTTTAGTGGAACGGTTTCAGTTAAAGAGTATCCTAACAATAAAGATTTAATATTCGATAAGTTAACTGCTTGGGCGACTGCTGCTGGTTCAGCAACTGTTACTTTAACAAATAGTCCTAAAAAATATGTAAACGTCAATAGACTAAATAATAATACTGGAATATTATTTACTCAAAATTGGCCCCAAAATCTTTGGGACACAATGCAGATAAATTTGGATTTTCAAACTACTCCACAAAATTGCACTATCTTTTATGTATCAGAGTTAGTCAATAAAGTTTTCAAAACTAAAAAGGGAAATGATGGATTATGTGCAAATGGAGGTGTAGCTAGAAGAGGTTTGACGACTAATGGGGCAAGTGGTAATAATTTTTTATTAGGTTGGCATGCTGGATATGAGGATGTTTTATATGTAAACAAATGGATTACGCCTGTTAAGGCTATTACTTCTTGCCCATTCATAAATATTCCTAGAGTATATGGAGCTGTTTTACCTACATCAGCGACTGAAAAAACTATTTTTTATAGAGATGGAAATAAAATTATTGAACAAACGGGGGTGACTGGAAAACCTAAAAATTTTGGTATTAACCTATGTTCTAACGAGCAAAGTGAAATTGTTGTATATGAAGTCATTGTTTACGACACTATTTTAACTGGTGATCAAGTTAAAGCTGTAAGTTCTTATTTGGCATCAAAGTATAAAACTCCGATTTCTTATAATATAATAAAAACAATTAATAAACAGAGCATTGATTATTTTACTGGTTATGATGATGGAAACTTGGGTGTTCCAATGGCAGATGAAAATAATAAAGTGTTTTTGAAAAATCAACCTTCTACTTTTATTAATTATGAATCTTATGAATTGACTGACATTGTATATAAGGGCGATTATGATAATACAGTTCCTTATACTCAAGGAGATTTTGTTAAAATAGATCCATCTTTGGATTATGATTTCAATGAAAAAGTTATATTTAATAATTTAGAAATACCATCTAAATTCTTTGTTTGTGTAGGGCCATCTGCAAGTGGTCAGCATCCATTTCAATACACAAACATTTGGAAAGAAGATAAATGCTCCAAAAATTTAAATGGTTGTTCTTTAAGATTTAAAGATCCTAATGTCAATGTTCCTTTTGGAGGATTTCCCGGCACAATTGGTTATGACTACAGACTTCCCGGTTAATAATGATATCTTAGATCTATTGATATATAAATCAGCAAATTCAATAAATGAAATTTGCGGATTTTTGATTAAAAAAAATAGAGTCTATGACTCTTTCAAAGAATGCTCCAATATACATCCTGATCCGCAGAATTATTTTTTGATATCTCCAAAAGAATGTATTTTTGATGGAGATCCTATATTGTTTCATAGTCATCCAATAAGTTCAGATTTGGAAGGTTTTTCAGAATGGGATCTGGAAAATCAACAATACTTTTATTTACAAATGCTAGTCTATAGTGTAAAGAATAATAAGTTTTATTATAAATCAATATGATCGACATCACATTACATGGAATTCTAGGTAAAAAACTAGGAAAGAATTGGCAATTGAATGTCGATTCAGTTTATGAAATATTCGAAGCTGTAGAAGCTAATAATCAAAAAATAAATAAATATTTTTCTGATTTCAAAAGATTTGTTACTCATTTCGTAGTTTATATTGATGGTAAAATATTACCAGCCCATCTATTAAAAAGTAAAATTTTAGAAAATGGAAACAAAGTCGAAATAGTACCTATTATTCAAGGGGCGGGAATAGAATTGATTATAATAGGTATTTTATTAATAGTTTTGTCTATAATTTTGGCAGTTGTTTTAAGTCCTAAAGCTCCGAAAGATGTTAAAACCAATTCTACTGTTCTTGGAGGAATAAGAAATGTTTTAAATAGAAATATACCAGTTCCAATAGGATATGGCAGATTAAGAATAGGAAGTGCGGTAATATCTAATACTATATCTATTTCGCCAGTACCTGCCAATTCCGCATATACAGCGGGAGGAATATTATCGTCAATATCTAATAATCCTAATTTAGCTCTAAAATTAAATTAATATATGACTGAAAAACCTTTTTTTGTTAATGAAGTTTCATCAAGCGTTTTAAAAGCGTTTCAATACGCAGATAAAGATCCAGACAGAAAACTAGAATCTGATGAAAGATTGATTTGTACTGATTTGGTATGTGAAGGGCCGATAGAAGGACTGGTCGATAAGCAAGGAAATCTTTTAAAATATATTTCTGATACAAATAATACTCAAATTGAAAATATAATTTTAGGAAGAGGTGTTTATTATAACGACGTTCCTTTAATAGATGATAAATTAGATAAGTTTAATTTTGTTACTTTGGGTTTTGACATAAGATATGGAGAAGAGTTTAATAACTATTCTTATGAAGTTCCTGCAACAGTCCATAGATATTCTCAAAAAATATATTTGAATGATTCAGAATCTTTTGAAAAAGATCTTTCATCAAATGCGGTGCCTTATCCTAATGGTATTTATTGTTTTAAAAATATTTTCGTCAATGGTAAGGCTCAGGCGCAAGAAATAAAATCAGAATCTACAAATAATGCTTTCGCTTCAGAAATAAGTAAAAAATACTCATCTAATCTATCAAGTTTAGTTGCATTAATGGATTCTGCAAAAGCTAATTGCCAAGAATTTAATCATAAGATATTAAATAAATATTGTGATCAAATAAGCGTACAATTACGCGCAGATCAGTTATTTAAAACTCAAGATGGAAATGTTATAGTAAATACAATATATGTAGGTATAGAAATTAGTGAAGATAATAGCGCAAATAGATTTTTTACTATAGTCGCTTTATCTGGAGTTTCTAAAGCTGGATATGTTATTGATATTCCAATTAATTTGAGTTTAGATTCTTTGAATAAGAATTCCTATTATGTAAAAATATTTAGTTTATCGGCAAAAATATCTCCCACTAATGGTACAATATTCAAAGATTTGAGTGTTGCAGCTATTGTAGAAAAAGTCATGACTAGAGGTAATTTTGCATATCCTTTTAGCGCTATTGTTAGATCAGCGGTTAGTTCGCGACATTTTAATCAAGATCCAAGTAGAACTTTTGATCTTAAAATGTTAAAGATTAAAGTTCCGAAAAATTATGATCCAGAAGCTCATGAGTATTCTGGAGATTGGGATGGTAATTTTGATTCATTTTTGAGATGGACAGACAATCCAGCTTGGATATTTTATGATATATGTACAAATACAAGATATGGTGTTGGTAATGGAAAAATTTATGATAAAGATTTAAATAAATGGGAGTTATATAAAATATCAAAATATTGTGATGAATTAGTTAGAGTAACTAGTCCGCATGCTTATGCTGAAGATATTTTTCAAATTAGCAATGAAAACAAAAATTATATTTTGATCAAAAAAACTTCGTCTGATTCGAATGTGAGAAGTTTGGATGAATTCAGAAAACAATATCCGCCAATTGTAGGGAATAGCTCTTATGCAAGTGCGAACGGTGGATTTAATAATTCTATAATTTATCTTTATAATTTAAAAAATGATGATGGGTCAATTGATAAAAATTACAAAAAAATAATTTGGGCAGTTGATGAAATAGGTATGGATGAGAATGGAAAAGAAATAGTTGTGCCAGAAGGTCAAGGCTCATTTTTCAGAATTCAATTGATGAATGATTTTGGTCCTAGAAGAGCCTTCGAAAATGGTGGCGCAGCTACTCTTTTATCTGATTTTACTAAAGATAAAGTTTTTCCAATAAATAATAATTTAAATATCAAAGAAAGAATTGCTAAGAATAAAGATAACACAGAATCAGGAGCAAAATCTTATATTTTATCTTGGTATGCTAATCATATAAACGATTCTAATGGATTTGCGGCAACAATAGTTAATAAAGCGTGTTTTCCTGATGATATTTTTTCAGGAACTGTAACGGGAAGTTGTTTGCCAAGAACTCAATATTATAGAGATCCATTAGAGCCTAGATTTAGTTGTAATGTTTATATAGATAATGAAACAGAATGTTTAAAGATATTGAATGACTTAGCTTCTGTATTTAGAGGTTTGACATATTATAAAAATAATTTTATTACTGCAACTATTGACGTTGAGAAGCCGGTTTCTTATTTATTTAATAATACTAATGTTAAAAATGGCACTTTCATATATTCAAGCGGCAGCTTGGATGGAAATTATACTGTAGCAAAAGTTTTATTTAGAGATAAATACGAAAATTACGATCAACAGGTTGAAATTGTAGAAGATTCGTTTTTGATGAAACAATATGGCATTGTAACAAAAGAAATTTTAGGTTTTGGAATAACATCAAGAGATCAAGCGAGAAGAATTGGTCAATGGTTATTAACAACAAATCGTTTTGAAAATCAAACGATTACTTTTGCTACAGATCTTCAAGGTATAATTTTGAAACCAAGCGATGTGATTCAAATTGAGGATCAAAATAAAAATGATTCTATTTTACAAGGAAGAGTTACAGAAGTAAATATGGCCGATAAATATATCGTAATTGATCGCAAGCTTAATCTTAATTCTACAGGTCAAGTCATAAAATTTATAGCAGATTTACAGAACAAAACAATTGAATCTTTAAATTCTCAATCTTCAGTTAGTGATTCTGATATAGCGAAATTAAATCGTGATGATGTTATAGAATTAAAAATAGATCGTATTGAAAATAACACGAACAGAGTTTATATTGACCAAAGCTATAACTTTAAAGATTTTAATAAAATAATTTCTTCTACTCCTTTTATTGTAGAAAATTCTAGAACTAATAGTTCTAAGAATTTATATAAAATTATTTCAATAAGCGAAACAGACAATAATGAATATGCTATTTTTTGTATAAAACATGATCCATCAAAGTATCAAGCTTTGACAAATAATAGTTTTACTGACACTACCACTTTTGTTGATAATGCAATAGCTTATGCTGATTCGGATGTTTTAAAAGAAATAGATTTATCGGGATTATATACGTTAGTAGATGGAGTAAAGACTGCTAATTATTACTCTATAAATCCATATACAATCAATCAGATTAATTCTCAACCTATAGATTATAGTTTCAATGAAATTCAATCATCTTTAATATATAAATCGCAAGCTGATTATTATGTTTTGACAATTAACTTCGATCAAATATTCTCTTATATTTTAAATAAAAGCACTAGCGGAACTGCTTCAGAAATCTCTTATTTTAGCTACATAAACGAAGTATTGCAAAAGAAAGGCGGATTACTATGCAAAGTAACACTAAGAAATCAATCTTTAAAATTTAAAATACAAAATGATAATATAAGTAATAAACGTATATTTTTAGGAAAATTTGGTAGTAATAGTTCGATTGTATCAGCAAATTCTGGTTTAAGAATATATCTTTATGACAGAGAAAACAAGATTATAGAAGTGTAATATAAGATATGCCAATTATTACTGGTGCATCAACGACTAGTTTCGGTAAATTTTCAATAGAAAATCTGCAAATTAATAATTTAAGCAGTTTTTCTAGCTTAGACTATTATGTTAACCCTTTAATATATGGCTTAGATCCAGAGTCTAAATTTGTTTCGGGTCAAATAAATCAATCAACGCTTAATTTCGGATTAGCGGTTAAAGACCCAGAAACTTTGATAATCACTACAGATGGGTCAATCGCTTCTAAATCTTTTTCTGGAATAACCGTAGATCTTTATACAACTGGCAGACAATTTATAGATAATTTGCTAAACAATGGAACTCAAGCTTCTATTAATTTTCAAAGTTTAGATTTAGCAACAAGTATTGCGAATTACACAGGTTCGTCAGAATTAAATGGAGTTAGGCAGTTTTTCTTAGATTTTAATACATACGATCTTGCTGGAAATAAAGACACTTATTATGTATTGCTTAATTATCCTCAAGCTACTGTTACAGGAATTCAAATCAAGAATACAAATCCTGTAATTATTACCCCTTTATCAGATAACTTTGAAGCTTTAAAAACAGTTAGGCTTTATACGGTAGCAAATAAAGATGTAGTACCAACAGGAGAAAGTTTTTTCAAAAATCAAAGTGGTTATTATAATTTAAATTTTGATTATGAAGATAGCCGTTATCAGCAGACATTTTCAATTTCTGCTCCAACATTTTACGATCAAACATTAAATATATCTTTGCCTTTCAATTTAGTTGCTATTCCAGAAGATTATTTCAATACAGGCGCTTATTATTTAAGTTCGGGAATAAAGACATCTTATTATAATACCGCTACAGTTCCTATATTTATTGATAATATTACTGGATATATTAATTGTACTCAAAATGGTTATGATAAAAATTTAGATATACAAGCAATAGTCAAATGGAACGCTATAAGAACAGATAATCCATTATCTTTCGAAGCTTACGTTTATGAGGATGGTGTTGATAATAATAATTACGTTTTCACTTGTAATAATACAAAAGTAGAAGCGATAAGTTCTATTGCTTATGGAACTGGAACTGGAGTAGTTAAGAGTTCTACTGATTCGATTTATTATTCAGGAACAACACCTGTATTTACAAGCTATGGAGCAGCGGGTGTTCAATGGTCAGATCATACATTATATATTGATAATTATTATTCGTTACCATTAGGACTTTATGATACAGATAAAAGTTTAAAATATATTACTGAAGTTAGAATTCCATCAGGTAGAGTAACTAACTCAGAAGTATATTTTATTTATGATTACAACACTGGAACAAATAGTTTTGCTATTTCTCCTAGTGGAGGTTTATATAGTGGTAGCATTTATACAGGAACATATTCAGGATATCGCGCCGTTTCTCCTGCGGCAGCAACTTTAGAATTTACTAATTTAGGATCTGCTAGTGCTGGTGATCCCGGCGTTGGAAATTTAAAAACAGATACAAATTTATCTTCACTTTCTCTTGCTGAAATATTTATAGATGCCACAGATTATAATGGATATAATGTTGCAAATTGGATACCTACTGTAGGTTCTTTGGGTGGATATTATATTAAAATTACTAAAAAAACTGATTCTAGTGTTTATAGAATTTTATATGTTACAGAAATATTGAATAATGGAGGTTGGTTTCAAATTTCAGTCGAAAAATATAAAGATAGTAAGATAACTTCATTAAACACTAATGATCAAGTATTGATTACTAATTATAGTATTAATCCGTCGATTATAAATTATGAAACAGGTATTTTACTTGCAAAGAGAATAACTGGTAATGCTGATTTCGTATATTCTCAATTTGAGCCATCTGTACAATTTCCAGTTAAGCCTGATAAAAATTATGACATTAAAGTTCGCGCATCTTATCAAGATGGAAGTTATTCCGATTTCTCCGATATATTAAGATTTACTTCAGGGCAAATAATAAATGCAGTTACAGGTATTTTCCCTAACAAATTTGTAATAGATGGTTCAGGAGTTAGTGGTTATTTAAGTAAATTTATTGATACAGATACTATTTCAACTGGCACGATGTATTATAATGCTAGTGATGAAATTGTATTTACAAAATTACCTCAACAAGCATTAACTGCTACCGGATTTTTAGTTGTTGATGACAATGGTATTTTAAGTAGACGAGTTGGTGGTGCAAACGGTTCTTCTGGTACAAGTGGATCGTCAGGAACAAGCGGATCTTCAGGAACAAGTGGCTCTTCTGGTACAAGTGGATCGTCTGGAACTAGCGGATCTTCTGGCACAAGCGGATCTTCTGGCACAAGCGGATCTTCAGGAACAAGTGGTTCTTCAGGAACAAGTGGTTCTTCGGGAACAAGTGGTTCTTCGGGAACAAGTGGTTCTTCGGGAACAAGTGGCTCTTCTGGTACAAGTGGATCGTCTGGAACAAGCGGATC